TGGGAATATCTTCCGATACTTGTTCTTTATTTAAACCTGTAAAACAATTAATGGCTCTCATTTGTGTACGCACAGCAGGTTCTTCGTTTATAAAGGCATGCACAATGGCACCTTGTTCCGCAAAACCATTAGGTCCAGCTACAAGGCTAACCCAAAAGGCTGTCTTGCCTACTTCAGGTCGTGCAAATACAATGACTAGATTTCCTGGTCCAACCCCACCAATGTTTTCTTTTAATCGCATTAAGTTAAATTGCCATTTGCTAGTTACTTCTAACTGTTCAATAAGTTCTTCAACATTATCGGTGACTGCCTCTAACTTTTCAGTAGGTAATCCTTTCTTATGTTCTTCAATAATCTTAGTAATAATATTAAAATCAGCAGGCTTACCATTAAATACTTCAGTAGCTTCTATAGCTATCCGTTGAGCCACATCTCTTTCTGCCAGTATATTAACAATGTCTTTAGCAATTGCCTCACTAGGTTCTGTTGTTTCTTTAATGTCTTCAATGAGTTCGCTGAATTGTTCTTTGGCAGCTTTAGTAAGTGCTGGATTATAGACAGCTGTATGTAGTGAGTATAGTTCGTCAACACTAATATCAGCATCATATTTTTCATGTGCCTTTTGTATAGTATCAAATAAAGAACCAAAGCTACCTTGAAATACATTCCTAGAGATTTGTCCTTTGTATTGAGCATAGAATTTCTTACTCAACATTAACTTAAGCATTTGTTTTTCTATCATCTAAATCCCCACCAAATTAAAATTATAGGTATGATGACATGTTCAAAGATTTCATACAAACAAATAAAAACTAATAACCATGTAAAAAAAATACTAGTCTTAGATTTTTTAGTTAAGTACGTAAACATTTTAATATGCCATGTACTAATTTTTTGTGTAAGTTTTAATAATTTTTCTTTCATAGTAGTGCTACCTTTCTTAGTTGATTAACATAATCCTCAATTTGACAAGCTAATTTTTTATTATCTTCCCTAACTTCTTGCAATTCTTTTTTAAGTTCTTTTATCTGTTTATATAAATCAGCTATTAATGCTGATTCATTATTATTTTCCATAGAACATCTCCTTTATTTCTGGTGTACCATAACATTTTAAATCATATTCATGTAATACTTTTACTTTAACATTTTTAAAACCTGCTGATGTAAGTTCACTTGCTATGGTGTAGGATTTTTTAGTAGCATCCCTGTCTAATGCTACATACAAAGTTTCATATGGTTCTAAATATTTCTTATGAGATTCTTTTAAACTTGTACCCATAATAGCTATGCCTGTTAAGATGTTTGATACAGCACAGGCAGAAGCACAATCTTCTACAATAACTGCATCTTTACATTCACCACATTTAAAAGGTATATCTTTGTTACCATATATGTACCATTTAGGATACACTTTTGAATTGAGTCCACGACCAATAGCACCTGCATACTTATTATCATTAGGATTCTTTACAAGAAAGACAATTCGATCTTGTTTAACATCATACTTAATGTCGGCTCTTCCCCACATACAGGCTTCCCAACAATTATTCTCATGTAAATATTGTAATGCTTTATTGTTTGAATGAACTATCTTAAAACTGTCAGGTAATTTAAATTCTTCTGATATCTTTACGTTCTCTTTTTTAAATGTCACATTCACATAGTCCATTGTCTTCTCACCATTCTTTTTTCCTTTAGCACTACACGATGCATGAAAGCAATACCAACTAACATTGTTAGTTGTTGTATCTACTAATAAAGTATTTTTATTATTACAAAAAGGACAGTCCATTCTCATCTGTGTGTCAGGTGGAATAAACAATCCTTCTACCACTTCTAGTTGTTGTTTATAATTCATATTTTTTTTAATTCATATTCCTCTTCAAGAGAATCAATAAGGTTGAGTCCTTTAGCTATCTTTGATGCTTCATCTTTATCCCTAGCTATACAGAATGTAAAGGTATTTGTATCTCCAAAATTTCCATAAACAATATTATGCTCGTTCCAATACCAACCATTTTTATTTATTTTATTTATTATTTTTGTATTCATATCCAAGTTCCTAATACTAATTCCTTTTCTTTTTCTTCTGTAACTTCTTCATAAGTTAATGTCCACCTATCCCTACTATGAAATCCTTTGTCGGGTTCTAATTTCATTTCTCCCCGTTCAATTAACAGTGCAACCATATCTTCAATCTGTTCTTGTGTTGGTTCTGTGTTAAAGGGTAGTATATGTTCTCCGAAGATTTCTTTTCCGAAGAGTCTTACTTTGTAATTTTTCATTATCTTTCTCTATATCACACTTTTGTTGTTTTGTCAAGTCCTTTCGTCCTCGCTCTTTCCACTCCTTCCATTGTTTAGGACTATACCACATATAATTTACAAACCTCTCTGAATTGATTACATTTAGTTTATCGTTTTTCGTTTTCACTTTCCCATTTTTTATATCCTTTAATCCATTCCTTCTGATCTCTATATTTAAATCGTTTATCCCACGCCCAGCCATTGATCCGACCTGATGTCCTTTCAATCCAGGCTAGTATATTGTCTATTAGTTTTGTCATTTGTTTTTCCTCCTTTTAATTGGTAGTTTAATTAACTTACGACTTGGGTTTCCCTTTCTGCTTATCCATTCAACAAGAACTTCCTTTAGTTCTCCTGCTTTAGTTCCAAAAGAAAGCAATGCTTTTTTTAAACTCATTGCTTCTATTGTTTCTTCTTTGTCTTTTGCTTTGAACTTATATGTTATCATTTATTTTCCTATTATTAAGTACAGATTGTTCTGTTTCATTTGTATTCCCTTCAATCAAGATTATAGATAATACTATATACATCTATAAAGAATGTACTTCAATGCTCCTTAATCTCTATGTCCATATGGTTCTGGATCCTCTCTTTGAAATCCACATCCATTTGGATCTATGTCACAGTTAGGATAAGAAAAGCACCCTATATGCAAGTCCACTCTTACTGCACTAAATATCTCCTCATGGAAGCTATCAAAAATATCTTTACGCTGTTTTTTATACATATAATTCTTTGACTGGCATTCTAAAGCATTATATAAATTATAGATTAATTCTAATGCTACTGATTCAGGAGTTGCCTCACTATATTTAAGGTAATGGCAGTGATCTTCTTCAGAACATATCTCATCTTCATTAAGACTTTCTGCTACCTCATTTAAATTTTCGGACTCAACCTCGCAATACTTTAGTATCTTACCTATTTTTTTTATCTTCTCATATTCAAAAGTTGGTAGTAAATTTTTTACTTTTTTCCTCATAACTAATGCTTCCTATAGCTTACTTGTTTAACTGAACGACTCCAATGCTCCTTTGTTTCCCCAAAATAATTTGAGTACCATCTATCAAAGGATTTTTTATTTTTTTTTATTATTTCAAATGATATTGGTTTAGGTGGTTTGTGTTTATATTCTAAGTGATTATCAAAGTTCTCTATAAAAGTTTCAACACAATCAATATCTTTGTCGTTTACTCCATATATAACATCATCTACATCTATCCATATTCCTTCAAAACCAATTTCGGTAAAAACATTTTTAGCTTTTAATATTCTTTTTAAAGACTGCGAGATTGGACAGGCGTCACCCTGTGCAGGTTTTCCATTTTCTATATCTTTCTTTGTCACCTTTATTTTATATTTCATTAATGCTCCTTATAGCTTACTTGTTTAACTGAACGACTCCAGCAGGAACGACAGCTGCCACACTCACCATCTTGTTTGTAAGCAGGACACACATGACCTATTGGTTTTTTGGTATGGACTGTTGATGTCCACTTCCAAAACTTGGGTGGTTGTCCATCTATTTTAATTCCACTAGCACGGACAACTAAATTTTTTGGTATGTCTTTGTATTTTATTTTAGAAATTATTTTATATTCTCTTGTGGCTAGCCAGTATTTTATATGAGGTGTGAGTTCACACACTTTAAATATTTTCATTAAATGTTCATGAGATTGTAAATCTCCAGAGTCAAACCAACGGTGAAAAAGCCTTGATTTTGCTAGTCTTTTGTACTTTTGTGTCAGTAGTTCTGCCATATAATCTACCCATTCTGATTTTGTAATTGCTTTTAATCTTATCTTATGTGCATTGATTACAACAGGAAATGTGTAGTGTCCTTTAAGAGCATAACATTTATTACAAGTTGTTCCTTTAATTTTTGCCATTAGATTACCAACCATACATTTGTGAGCAGAGATACCCCAAGCATACGCAGGCATCTTACTAGGGTTAGATAATGTTCCGATTTGTTTTTCTAGTTCTTTGATTTTCATACTCGCCTCTCTTTCTTGGTTTTTAATTCTTCTTTTTTATTGTGTATCTGTTTGCATAAATTATTTCTTATTTCACAATACCAATCAAATAGTTCTTTATCACCATTCATAGACCAATTAGGTGTTCTATCACCCCCTATTTCAAGGGCTTTTTCTATGAGTTCATATAGCTTATCATCTATATCCATAAACTCGCTGTCTGTTAATGGGTCTTTCATATTCTATCCACTAATTTTTCTATAATTACCATGAAATGTGTTCATAGTTTTTGAAATAATCTCTCAACAACATACTGTGTATTGAGATCCTTTAACTTACCACAACTATATTGATA